ATTTAATTCAACAGATTATAATTATGAACCATTTGTAATTACAGGTGTAAATACAAATCCAGGCGGAGGAAATGCAACCGTATCATATAATTTAGATCGATCTGTTACACAGCCAGGCATTTTTAGTGGCCCATCATCATCTGGACAAGCAATACCATTTGAAAATATCGCTACATTTAATATTAGTGTTGCAACAAATCAATTTAGTGTTGGTGAAATTGTAAGCACAGGTGATAAACAAGGAACTGTCGTTGGTTGGATTGAGAATAATAAGTATCTAAAAGTTTTATCTAGTGATACATTTAATGTTGGTGAATCAATTAGTGGTGCATCTTCTAAATCAATTGCAATTATTGAACAAGCGACTAGTTTTAGTTCAACATTTAATATTGATTCTGATTCTGAGTTTAGAAGTGGTTTCCGTAAGGAAACTGGAAAGTTGAGCACTGAGTTGCAAAAACTATCAGATAATGATTATTATCAAACATTCTCATATTCTTTACAAAGTCCAGTTCAATATGATACATGGAAAGATCCAGTTAATAGTTTAGGACACGTTGTTGGATTTAAAAACTTTGCTGATATGAGCATTGTGTCATTTGCCTCAACGGATGATAAGAATCGTAGTAAAGCAACTGTTGGTGTATCAACGTCTCCTGTTATTGTCTTCTCCGATTTAGTCAGTGAAAATGAATCTCTTCATAATTCATATGATTTTGATTTAGTTACAGAAAATTCAAAGAGAATTGGTAAATTATTATCATCAGATGAAATTAATTTTAGTAATAAAATATTAACTGATTACATTGAGTCAAGAACAAACAGAGCAATTCCAATTGATAGTATAAGTTCTGAATTTAATGATCTACCTCGTGCGACTGCATTTTCTGATGTATTCGGATTTAACATTGATGAAGTTGATGGAATCAAGTTTTATGCTTTATTATTTGATACCAGATTCACTGGAGAAAAAGAAATAATTCAAATTAATTTACTTCATGATGGATCATCTGGATATATGATGCCATTTGGCCGTGTTGAAACTGCGATTGATCTTGGTGATTTTGATTTTAGTGTTTCGGGATCAACTGGTAATTTAAGATTTCTTCCAGCTAAATTTAAATTTAATAATTATGCATTAAGATTATTTGCGATTGAAACATTTAAAAATACAGACTCTACTGGAATTAGCACACTTTCACTTGGAACTGGATATGACATTATTTCTACTTCATCTGGTATTGGATCTACAGATCCGTCTCCAGTACAGGTTGTGGGATTTGGATCAACTGCAATTACAACCACCAAACTATTCATCCAAACACAAGAATTGGGCGGAGATCAAAGAACTCAATTAAATGAATTAGTTGTATTAAATGATAGTGAAGAGGCATATGTTTTAGATTATGCACAGATGATTAATGAGAATACTTCTCAAAGTAATTCTCCCAACACAGGCCTTGGAACATTTGGTGCTGATGTAAGATCTGGAATCACAAGTGTATATTTCACGCCTGAAACTGGAATCGGTGTTACAATGAGAATTCATCAGGTGGCTATCGGAGGAACTGCTGCTGGAATCGGAAGCACAACTGTATCACTTACTGAAATTTTAACTACAACAACAGATATCGCAGCAACAGGAACTCCACAACCAACTCGAATCAGTGGAATTAATTCTGGAACATATACTGCTTTCGATGCGTTGATTGAAATTCATAATACTACAGATGATCAATATGCAGTTACTCAAGTTACCGCAATTCATGACAGCACAACTCCTCAATTTACAGAGTTTGGTTACATTGATAACTTTAATGGAAGTGGTATTGGAACCATTGGTGTTGGATACTCATCCGCATCTGGTGGTGATATTGAACTTCGTTTAACTCCTCCAGCAAACAAAGCAATTAAAACTAAAGTATTCCAGTACAACTTTAATGAAACTGGAACTGGTGGTGTTGGTTTAGTTACATTTACAGATTCAAGATTAAAGTCAGCTGAGGGATCATATACTGGAACTGAAAATGATGTTAAATCATCATTTAATTTAAAACACTCTGGAAGTTCAATCTTCCACAAAACATTTGATTCATCCGATGCAGATGTTGTTGATGTTACAAATGATACCTTTATTGTTGATAATCATTTCTTCCAAACTGGTGAAGAATTAATTTATACACCAACAGGTGCTGGTACAACAATGAGTATTGGTATTGCAGCGACTTCAATCAGTGGAATTGGTGTCACAACTAAATTACCAACAACAGTATTTGCAGTTAAACTTGCAGAGAATAAATTTAAACTTGCCAGAACTGCTGCAGAAGCACTTCAGGCAGTTCCAAAAGTTATTGATGTCACAGCTGTTGGTGTTGGAACAACGCACTCATTTACTGCTAAGAATCTTAATTCTAAGACACTAATTACTCTTGATAATAATATTCAAAGTCCTGTTATTCAATCACCAGTTCAAACAACATTAGCTGAAGATTCACTTACAACATCTAATTTCATAACGTTAATTGGTATATCTTCGTTCTTCTCAGGGGATATTATTAAGATTAACGATGAGTTTATGAAGATTGATACGGTTGGTATTGGAGCAACAAATAAAATACTTGTTTCAAAAGGACAACTGAATTCTGGATTTGCTGATCACAGTGCTGGTGATACTGTTACTAAGTTCTTAGGTAGTTATCAGATTGTTGAGGATACAATTAACTTTACAGATCCACCTAAAGGTTCTAAAGGCCCTGCTGGTCTAACAACTACATCAACATTTGTTGGTCGTGTATTTACACACACTGGAACTCCTGACGGAACTCAAGAGACATATGCAAATAATTTTGTATTCGATACTGTTGAGGAACAATTCACAGGTATTGCAACAAACTTTATTCTAAAATCTGGCGGTTCAAATGTAACTGGATTTGCAACTAACACAGGTGTAATTCTTTTAAATGAAATATTCCAAAATCCAAATGATGATTATAATATTGTTGAAACTGCTGGTATTACATCTGTAAGTTTTACAGGTGTTGGAGTTACAAACAACTATGATGTTAATGTATCTTCAGTTCCTAGAGGTGGTGTTATAGTGTCAGTGGGTGAGAGTGCATCCTTTGGATATCAACCATTAGTAGCAGCTGGTGGAACTGCGATTGTATCTGCTGCTGGAACTATTGAATCTGTATCAATTGGAAATAGTGGATCTGGTTACAGAGTCGGACTTCAAACTAATATTCTTGTTAAGGCTCGTGGAAGTTCTGGTATTGTCACCATCGGTAAAGCAAATGTCACTGCTGGTCTAGTCACATCTGTTACCATCACTAATGGTGGATCTGGATTTAGTTCTGCAACTCCTCCAACTCTTGAATTTGAAAAACCACTTAACTATGAAAACTTAAAATTAATAGGTAGTTCAACAGGTATTGGTGCATCAGTATCAGTTCGTGTCGGTTCTGCAACAAGTATAATTGATTTTAGAATCACAAACTTTGGATATAATTATAAAATTAATGATGTTTTAACTGTAGAGAGAGGAGGTCAAGCTGGTATTCCTACAGATGCATCTGCTGGATCTTCCTTTAAATTATTCAACTTGACTGTCTTAGATGTATTCAATGATAGTTTTGCTGGATTTACATTTGGTGAATTAGAAAAATTAAATTCATTTGAAGATTTATTTGATGGTGATAGAAAAACATTCCCAATCACCAAAACAATTGGTGCAGTTGAAACTCCAATTACATTAAGAGCTGCACAAGGATCACCAATTCGTGTTGAGGATAATACTTTAATATTCCTAAATGATATTCTTCAAGTTCCTCGTGAAAGTTATGTGTTTAGTGGTGGATCTCAAATTACATTCTCAGAAGCTCCAAAAGCAAATGATAAAGTAAGAATTTACTATTATCGTGGTTCCGATAATGATGTCCTTGAAGTTGATATTTTAGAAACAGTTAAAACTGGTGATACTCTGACAATTAACAAGTATCCTGATATTGGTTTGGATGAGGCGTTCCAACAAGAACCAAGAACAGTCACAGGTATTACAACATCTGATACTGTAGTCACAAACACTTATGTTAAATCTGGAATTACAACAGTAAGATCTCTTGAAAGACCAGTGACATGGAAAAAACAAATACAAGATTTATTTGTAAATAATATCGGAATAGGTAAAGATAGACCTGAGTTAGAGCCTGGCATTCGACCAACCGCATACTTTATTAAAAATGTAGCTGCTGGTTCTACAGAGGTTTTTGTTGATACTGCTTTCCCATTATTCAGTCAGGTTGATGATCTTGTTGAAAATAAACAAAGTGTATTAATTCTTGACCGTACAACTAAAACAGGTGTTGCTGCAACAGCAGTTGTTTCTGGAACTAGTGGAATTACAACAGTTGTAATATCAAATGGTGGATCAGGTTTCACTGCTGCACCACACGTTTCAATTGGAGTGACTGCTGGTATTGGAACAATTCATGCTGGTATTGGAACAACATCTACAAATGCAACTGCCGTTGCAACTGTTTCTGCTGCTGGAACAATATCTGCAATTACAATTACAAACGCTGGTGCTGGATATACAAATACAAATCCACCGATTGTAATGGTTGAACCAGAATCTATAATTAAAGATACTTTGACCAGCATCAAATATGAAGGTGATTTTGGTGATATAGTTGGAATTGCAACTACAGCAGTCGCTGGAATTGGAACAGCATTACAACTTGATCTTTATATTCCTGATACATCTATTCTTCGTGATACTTCGGTGTTGTCATCTGCAATATCTGTAAGTGGTATTCAATCAGGATATTACTTCACTGCATTTAAAACAAATGTTGGTAGTGGAGTAACTTCATATGAAAGTGGAATTGGAAATGATAATGGAGTGGTGGGAGCTGGAACAATTCACATGGATAATATATACAAGGTACATAGTGCTAAAAACATAACTGGGCCTGCTTTATTATCAACTGGAGTTGGTAACACCACTCTTAGAAGAGTGACTGTCAGTGTTGATAACCTTGAAGGTATTGTCAGACCTGTTGGAGTCACAACTATCATTAATGGTCTTTATTATGGACAGTTCTCTTGGGGTCGTTTGCACGATTTTGTTAAGAAGGGTGATAGTGCATTTACAGCAATTAAGAATGATGGTGTCACAGGAATCAAAACTGGCCCTGTGATTATTAGAACAAGGGATTTAAAAGAGTCCTTTATATAGTATAAATAAAAACAAAAAGTCTTTGATAAAATGTCAGCAATTATAACTGATCAACTGCGTATATTAAACTCTGAGAATTTTGTAGCAGGGATAGCTTCAACTACGAACAGTTATTATGCGTGGATTGGTCTTCCTAACCCAACAGATTTTCAGTCGGATTGGAATGATAATCCACCGTCACCAAAAGATTCTTTTAGTGAAGAGAATGATTATTGGGACACAATGATCGCTCTGAAGAAGTTGAATTCAGATGATATTGCAAGAGTTGTTAGAAAGATAACTTGGTCATCAGGTACAACGTATGAGATGTATCGAGATGATTATTCTCGATCAAACTTGTCACCACAAACTAGTTCAACTAATTTGTATGATACAAATTATTATGTGATGAACTCTAACTTTCGAGTTTATGTTTGCTTGCAGAACGGAACAAATCCAGAAAATACATCTGGAAGACCATCTCTTGACGAACCCTTATTTACAGACTTAGAACCAAGATCTGCTGGTGCATCTGGAGACGGATATATTTGGAAATATCTATTTACAATTGATCCAACTAGCATTATTAAATTTGATTCAACAAGTTTTATACCTTTACCACAAGATTGGAAAACAAACAATGATGTGGCTGCAGTAAGAAACAACGCATCAACTAGTGGTCAATTGAAAATTGTGACTATCACAAACCGTGGTGTTGGTTACGGAACTGCTGCAACTTATAATAATGTTCCTATCAAAGGTGATGGGAGTGGTGGTAGATGTTCTGTAGTTGTAAATGCTGCTGGTAAGATAGATTCAGTTGAAATTACGAATGGTGGTTCTAATTACACATTTGGTTCAGTTGGATTGAGTGATGTTGGATTAACAAATCCATCAGGTTCAACTGATGCTGCGTTTAACGTGATTATTCCACCTCAAGATGGTCACGGTGCAGACGTTTATCGTGAGTTGGGTGCAAATCGTGTTTTAATATACTCTCGTTTAGAAAACGATACCTCTAACCCAGATTTTATCACAGGAAACCAGTTCTCTCGTGTTGGTCTTTGTCGTGATCCTCTTGCATTTGGATCAGATAATAAACTTACATTATCAAAAGCGAGTGCTGTTTATGCACTAAAACTTACTGGTGCTGGAGCAACAACCACAACATTTACAGCTGATGCTGAGATAACTCAACAAATTGGTGTTGGATCAACAGCTGTTGGTCGTGTGATTAATTATGATTCAACCACAGGAGTTCTTAAATATTGGCAAGATCGCAGACTTGCAATTTCAACAGATGGAACTGTACCCACATATGGATTTGAATTATTCAGATTTAATGCTGAACCTCCAACTGGAGCTGGAACTACCATATTTGGTGGATCAAACAACCTAAATATAGATACTAATTTTTCTGGTCTCTCTACCTCAATAAATAGTAGGACTTATAATTTGGGAATGGAATTTGCACAAGGACTTGCTAATCCCGAAGTTGAAAAATATAGTGGTGACATTATATACGTTGATAACAGAGCTGCCGTAACTCGTAGTTCTCAACAGAAAGAGGACATCAAGATCGTACTGGAATTTTAAAGAATCATGCCACAGGAAACCAATCTTAACGTATCGCCATATTTTGACGATTTTGATAAAAATAAAAATTTTTATAGAGTACTTTTCAAGCCAGGATCTCCAGTTCAGGCAAGAGAATTAAGCACTCTACAATCGATCTTACAAAATCAGATTGAACAATTTGGTACTCACTTTTTTAAAGAGGGTTCAAAGGTAATTCCAGGCAACTTAACTTATGATGATAAATTTACATGTATTCAGATTGAAGATACATTTCTAGGTATTCCAGTATCATTATACACAGATCAATTAGTTGGATTGAGAATTACTGGTGTGAGATCTGGTGTAACTGCAACGATTAAAAAAATATTATCAAAGACAAATTCCGATAGAGGTAATTTAACTTTTTATATCAAATACGAAAAATCTGGTAATGATTTTACGACTGAAACTTTTAGTGATGGTGAGAGTTTATCCGCAAATCAAGATATAGTTTATGGTTCAAGTGTCATTGCAGCAAATGAACCCTTTGCAAACACTTTAGCATTTGGTGCAAATGCAATTGGATCTTCAATGTCAATTGGAGAAGGTGTGTATTTTATTCGTGGAACTTTTGCTCAGGTTCAAGGTGAAACATTAATTCTAGATCAATATAGCCAATCACCATCATATCGTATTGGATTTAACATTCAAGAGAATTTTATTAGTGCTGATGAAGATCCATCACTAAATGATAATGCATCAGGATTTACAAATTTTGCAGCGCCTGGAGCGGATCGTCTTGAAATTAAAGTTAATTTAGATAAGAAAAGTCTTGATGATACGAATGATCAAAACTTTATTGAGATAGCTCGTGTCGAACAAGGTGAGATGCAGACCTTTGTGAAAGACACTCAATATAATTTAATTAATGATACTTTAGCTCAAAGAACTTTTGACGAATCTGGAAACTACTATGTAAAGCCATTCGAGGTATTTGCGAAAGAATCTTTAAATGATCAGATTGGAAATAAAGGAATATACACATCAGAACAAAAAACATCTCAAGGTAATACACCTTCAGATGATTTACTCACAATCCAAGTATCGCCTGGAACAGCTTATATTAAAGGATATCGAGTTGAAAGAATTTCTACATCTTTTATTGATGTTGAAAAACCAAGAACCACAAAAACAATTGAACAGGAAGCTGTAACTTATACTACAGGAAATCCTATATTAGTAAATAATATTTTTGGATCTCCAAGTTTGGGGATTGGAACCACTGCAACTGTCGCTTTACTTGATAAGAGAAGAGGTGGCAACGGTGCTGAGATTGGACTCGCAAGACTCTACGATTTTAAAGCGCAGTCTGGAAGTTTTGTAAATGCAACAACTCAATTTGAAACTCGTTTATTTGATGTTAAAACATTTACAAACGTAAAAGTTGGAACAGCAATTACTTCACTAACACTTGGAGATCATATTCAAGGTGCCAGAAGTGGTGCAACAGGTTTTGTTCGATCAACAGGAACAAACGTAACTGATCTTAGTTTGATAGACGTAAATGGTATATTTTTAAAAGATGAATCAATATTAATTAACGGAGTTCAAAACGGAAGAATCATTACTAAAGTTGATGATTTTACATTTAATGATGTTAAGTCTTTAAAAAGTGCAGTTGGTGTTTCAACATTTGAAGCCGATCTTTTACTTGAAAATAATAAGTCTCTTTCTAGTGTTGTCTCTGGTGTCTTTCAGTTAAGTAACACAGCTGGTAACGCTGGTATTATCACAGCAGCTGGACAAAATTTTGCTGGTATTATTACATCTAATAACATCATAAGTTATACTGTGCCTGGGGAAAATCTTCCTAGATTTAATCGAATCACAGGAGTTTCAACTGATGGTGACACAATTAACGTCGTTGGTGTTACATCAGTAGCTGGTGTTTGCAATGGTGGTGTTGATGGAAATCAGGTTGTTGGAATTAATTCTCTCGGAGAGGGTATTGTTGGAGCTCTTAATATTACTGACATTGCTCTTAGATCACCATCATTTTTAATGGGTGATAATAGTCTGGTAACACCTGTAAGTCGCACCAATCTTGAAAGTCTTGATGTTACAAATACAACAATTCAATTAAGAAAACAATTTAGTGACATCACAGTTGCAAGTAATCAATTTACATCTCCTAACGTCGGAGCTGATTTATTTTTCCAACCTTTTGATGAAGAAAGATATTTTATATCATATGATGATGGATCAGTTGAACCACTTAAATCAAGTCAAATAACAATTGCTGCTGATAAGAAAACAGTTACCTTTGTTGGATTAAGTAAAGCAGCAGGAAAAGCAAATCTGTTTGCAACTGTTCTTAAAGCAAAAGTTAAAACTAAACAGAAAAAATTAAATGAATCTAATGTTTTAGTTGTTAATAAATCATCTTTAAATGCATCTGGAATTGGAACAAATAGTCTAAATGATGGATTAACATCCAGCACTATATTTGGAACTAGAGTTCAAGATAGAAAAATATCATTAAATGTACCTGATGCTTGTGAGTTACTTGCAGTAATTGAGTCAAATGATGCTGGAGATCCTGATTTACCATCCGTGACTTTAACTGCTTATGATGGCCCAAGTGGAAATAATTCTGATTTAATTATTGGTGAAAAAATTACTGGATTAGTCAGTAATGCAGTTGGATTAGTTGTTGAAAAACCAAATGTAACAACATTAGGAATTGTTTTATTAAATCAAAATGATTTTGATATTGGAGAAAAAATTAAAACAGAAAAATCAGGAATCACTGCTTCTGTAACTGCAACCACTAATGGTGATCGTAATATTACAAATCAATATACTTTAAATACAAATATTAAACCAGCGTATTATGATTTTTCATTCATACAAAGAAAAAGAAATTTTGAGGCTCCAACAAATAGATTAAAAATTATATTTAAAAACTTCTTTGTAACATCAGATGATGTGGGTGATTTTTATACCGCATCAAGTTATCCAAGTGATAGTGAAAAATTAGTGAATATTGATAATAATTATCAAGTTCGAGATAGTGATTTAATTGATATTAGGCCAAGAGTCGCATCATACAACACTTCATCATCAATATCACCATTTGATTTTAGATCTAGAACATTTGCATCACAAGAAAATAACATTCCAGATCCTTTAGTTTCTGAAGAAAACTTAGTTGTAAGTTATAATTATTACTTACCTCGTAAAGATAAGTTATTTGTTACGAAAGATGGTGCTTTTGAATATGTCAATGGTGTTCCATCTGATAGTCCAAAAGAACCACAAAACATCGCTGATGCAGTTGAAGTCGCAGTGCTTTCAATGCCTCCATTTGTGTATAGTATCGATGATATTAACATTGTAAGGACAAAACATAAACGTTTTACAATGTCAGATATTGGAAGACTTGAAGATAGATTAAATCAAGTAGAATATTATACTGCACTTTCTCTTCTTGAACAAGATACTGCAAACTTACAAATTACAGATGCAAATGGTTTAAATCGATTTAAGTCTGGATTTTTTGTAGATAATTTTAAAAAACATGTAGCACATCAGATTGCTCACCCAGATTTTTCTGCGAGTATTGATGCTAAGAGAGGATATCTTAGACCAGGCCATTATACAACTTGTTTAGATTTAGTTGTTGGATCTAAATCATACATTGGAATTGGAACCACAGCAAATCCTAATATTGATTTAGATTTTGTGACTGATATTGACGGAGAAAACATAAGAAAAACTGGAGCTCTTTTAACTTTAGATTATACAGAAGAGGAATATATTAAACAAATTTATGCCTCTAGAGTTGAAAATGTCAATCCTTATTTGATTGTGTTCTATACTGGAGAAATGAAAATACATCCAGATTCTGATACTTGGGTTGATACTAAAAAATTAGAACCAAATGTAATTGTACAAACAGAAGAGTATGATAAAGCAATAGAAGAGTTAGGAATTGATGTTCAAACTGGTCTCAGTGAAGTTGATTGGGCTAAGTGGGAAACAGATCATGTTGGTGAAGAAATCACTGGAACATTCACCAGAAATAGCACGCGAAATCTTCAGAATGGTGCTCACGCCCCGAATGTCATTAGATCTCTTACAGCTCAAGGTGCTGTTGATAGAACAAGTGGAAGTGGAGATAATATTGCTAACTTTAGACTAGTAAATCGCACTACTTATCAAGATATTAAAGTAGAAACACATCAATCAAGAGAAGGTATTCAATATGAAGTTACTCCAAAAGTTACAGAAGAGGTAATTGGATCTAAAGTTGTAAGTCGTGATAATATTCCCTTCATGAGAAGAAGGAATATTGAAATTATTACTCATCGTATGAAACCTAGAACTCGTTTCTATGTTTATTTTGATAATATCGATGTAAATTCTTTTGTGACACCAAAATTACTTGAAATTACCATGACTAATGGTGTGTTTCAAACAGGTGAAATTGTTAATTCGGCATCTAATCGCCCAAACATAGAATCACTCTCAAATCTTTTTAGATTTAGAGTTGCTGCACCAAATCATAAGGAAGGCCCTTATAACGCACCAACAAAAGTTCTTACAGCAAATCCATACCAACCTAATGCTGGAATTTCAACCGTATATTCAACGTCATCAACTATCTTAAATGTAGATACGTTTAGTCTTGCAGATCAAGTTCAAGGTGAATACTTTGGTCATGTCAAGAAGGGCATGAAATTAGTCGGACAAACAAGTGGTGCTGAAGCCACCGTGTCTGAAGTTAGATTAATTTCTGATAATATTGGTCAATTAACGGCTTGTTATCATATACCAGATCCAAATTCAAATGCAAATCCAAGATTTGAAACTGGTACAAAAACACTTAGATTAACAACAAGTCCTACAAACTCAACACTTCCAGGCACATTTACAGGACATGCTCAAGCAAACTTCCACGCTGCTGGTGCAATAGAAACTGTTAAGGATACTATTTTAAGTGTTAAGACTCCACAAATTAAGAGATTAACAATTGAAGATCAAAGAATTATAAACAGTCGAATCAGTAGAAAAATTGGAACTCAACAAATTATTACAGGAAATAGATTCCAACAGAATGATGATGATCCATTAGCACAAACATTCCGTGTTGATGATGCGAGTGGTATTTTCTGTACATCAATTGATTGTTATTTCCAGACAAAAGATACTGAGTTACCTGTTACAATGCAAATTAGAACAGTTGAGACTGGATTACCTACAAGTCAAATATTACCATTTAGTGTTAAGAGTTTAGATCCAGATGAGGTTAATATTTCAGAGGATGGAACAGTTCCAACTAAATTTACATTTGACTCTCCAGTTTTCTTAACAGGAGAAACTCGTTATGCTGTAATCTTAATTTCAGCTTCTGAAAATTATCATGTTTGGATATCAAGAATGGGAGAGGTAGATATCACAACTGCGAATTTACCAGATGAGCAACAAGTTATTATTAGTCAGCAACCACATTTAGGATCATTATTTAAATCACAAAATGGTGTGACTTGGGATCCGAGTCAATATGAAGATTTGAAATTTATTCTTAACAAGGCTGTATTTAATACATCTCCTGGCGTCGGTAGATTCTTCAGTCCAGAATTAGCTCAAGGTAATGATCAAATTATAACCTTACCACAAAATCCAATTAAATCACTTTCTCGAAAGGCGATTGTAGGATTATCAACTGCACTATCAACAACTCCTACCGCTGGATTGGTGCCTGGCGTTAAGATTACTCAGTTTGATAATTTAAACGCATCTGCATCTCTTATCAATACTGCTGGTGTGGCCAAGATTGGTGATCCTAATGCTGCTACTATTTTAAATCCTGGCTCTGGTTATGAACCACCTAACGCAGTAAAAACATATTCAGATATTCCGATGGTCACTCAGACAGGTGAGGGAACAGGAATCATTGGTGATGTCACCGTTAATAATGGTCAGATTGGTGTTGTTACATTTACATCTGGTGGTAAAAATTATGCAGTCGGTGACACTTTAGGAATTGGAACTTTAGGAACTGGTAATGCAAGTGCTGGTAGTGGTGCTGTTCTCTCTGTTGGAATTGTTTCCATGACAAACAGTTTAGTTATTGATAATATTCAAGGTGCATTTGTGACAGGTATCGGAACACTTGGATTCAATAATGGATCAACTGTTCTTGGAATTGATGGAAAAACAGTCGGAAGTGGATCTACGATTGCATCATTTGATGTCGATCAAAATAATGATGGATTACACTTTAGAGTTGATCATCGTGCTCATGGATTACATGCATTTAATAACTTAGTGAAAATAAATGGAGTTGATTCAGATGTTCCATCCACAAAACTTACAGCTGATTATGATATCGATTCTTTATCAGATATACCTGTAATCGCATCAGGTAACTTTGATACGTTTGAGGGTGTGGGTGTTGGAACAACAAACTTCGGATATGCAATTGTTGGGGGAGAAATTCTTGCATATACTGGAGTTGCAGATGGATCAATTACTGGTGTTACAACCAGAGGTATCGATAGTTCAACTGTATCAAGTCACTCATCTGGTGCTGAGATCAAGAAGTATGAGTTCTCTGGAGTTTCTCTCCGAAGAATTAATAAAACTCATGATATGAATAGTCCAGCAGCCACTGTTTCTGATCCCAAAGATTTAGATTTCTATCATATTAAAGTTGATATGGGTGACGTTGCTGAGGGAACAAAGAGAAGCAGTGGAACTTTACCTGATCGATTCTTCTCATCCACAAAACGTGGTGGAGGATCTAGTGTAATTGCATCTCAAAACGTTCAATTTGAAACACTGACTCCTAATGTTCAATCTATTGTTCCAAATGGAACATCTCTTGGCGCTAGGGTTAGAACTATTTCAGCAACAAGCATTGACGGTGCAGAGTCATCATTTGTTGATCAAGGATTTGAATCAATATCAATCGTAGGACAAAATCATTTTGAAACACCTCGAATGGTGGCATCTAAAGTAAATGAGAATCGTCAATTATCTGATTTGCCTGGCAATAAATCAATGACATTTGAAACATTACTCAGTAGTAATGATCCAAATGTATCCCCTGCAATTGATATTGAAAGAGTAAGTACAGTTTTAACTACAAATCGAATTAACAGCCCTGTCTCTAATTTTGCAACAAATCCTGATGTGAATAAAACAGGACAAGATCCTTGTGC